TTATGGCATCATTTGATCTTGAAACATTTTTAAAAGTCCAGGGGCAGACTGGAGTAGGTGCCTTTGGGGCTCTAGGGATGGCTTTTGGCTTGCCTAGCTGTATGCTTAATCTAGCTCAAGATGTATTAAGCATTTTACCTGCTAGTGTGCTAGGAGAGGCTCAAGGTAATATATTAAACGGAAAAAAGAAGGCTAATGAAGTTACCAGAGGCATCTTTAAGAAGCTTATGCTCAATACAGGTATAATTGAGTTTGATACTGATCAGGGAGTGTTCAAATTTAAGTCTATTTCATCATATTTAGGGCATGATAATGATAATACTCAAGGTCTTCAAAATTTAGGGGGCCTTATAGGTGCTTTTCAGTACGCTTCTTCGTTTGGGGCACAACTATATCAAAACTATACCAATATTACAAACGAAATTAACGCTATAGAAGCGTGTTTTGACAAATGGAATGAGATGCAATCATTCCAAACAGGCAATTCCGCTACCCCTAGGACTGCGTTGAGTACTGCTGATGCTGATGAGCTATTTGATGCGGTGTACGCAGCCGACAAGTCTAAACTTAACAATATCGCAGGTTTTTTGGCTGGATGTGACGCTACCCTAACCAGTATTAACAGTATCCTCCTCGCTAGGGAGAATGATCCGTCTTTGGAGCCAAGATTATTGGATTCTAGTGAGTTCGACCCCTTCCTTTCGGGTACAAATTGGCCCAGGTTCCCCCTAACAGATCCTGGTGTGGACGATGAAGAGGAGGTATTTAGATTAACCTATGGACCCCCTCTCACTACAGGAGGTCAATATGTTCTAACCTCTGATGGTCTATATTACGATTCTCAAGAGGGAGGATTGAGTTCTATTTATCTGGCTATTTCTGGTATCGTCCCCCCAGGAGATAGATGGAAGTACGATTACGATCCTAACCTAGGCGGGAAGGGTGATGCAGTTTCTATTGAATCGCTGAATAAGTTCTCTGAGAATATGTTTGATCCTAAATTAGTTGATGACAGTAAGGGGATGCAAACTTATTATGATGCAGACCACTTTTTAAGTGTCATTGTTCAGCAACGCGACAAGCATATTTACGATTTATCTTCTGATCTGGTTTCTTTTATTGATACTTATGGAGATAATACGGCTATAGTTAATAATGAAAGACAATTAATCATCTCCGAATTAGCTAATCATAATAGTAAAATAGATAGAAGAAAGAAGCAGATTGAGGTTGCAGTTAAAGCTCCTCAGATTTACGGAGATGCTGACAGCCCCATCTTTCCCCCAGGAGAGATTCCTATTAACGATTTTTCTTACTTAGAGGGATTCAATTTAATTGTAGGGTTGGAGGAACAGAAGGCTTTAGTTTTTGAGGAGGGAGAAGTTGAAGGTATGGTATACCCTATCAATCCTATATTTACTATATCCGCACCTAAACCCCCTAATTTCACTTTCTCTCATTTAAATGTACCCACTATTGGTAAGGGCAGTATAATTTATACTCCTTCTGGTACAGGATCAGGTACGGTATTATCATTAACGGATCAAGTTGCAGCGGGGGGTTTATTTTCTATCTATAACTTCTTAGAAACTAAAGTTGTCTTACCTTCCTCAACAGACTTTTTTATTACTAACTGCGCTACTACGGACCAATACAATAATAGTAAGTTAGTTTCAACTCAGACTTCTTCTATATTTACTTCTGGCTTATCTATACCATACCTGGAAGGAATTGTAAAGAATAAAAATACCGATACTGCCGCAGCATCGGCCTTAGGATCGTACATAAGACTTCCCGATACATCAGAATTTAGAGACTTAACTTATTCTCCTAGCGGATTTAGTCTAGAGTTTTGGGCTCATGTACCAAATATTATGGACGGTGACATAGGATGGTTAAGTTCTACTACCTCGTCATTAACCAAGGCTGTTATTGCTTGTGAAAATGTGGGGGTTAAGGACGGAGTTTCCGCAGTAGATGAGAACGGAGACCTCTTAGATTTAGATTATTTAGATAATAATAGAGGAGGAGCTTTTACTAGAGGTTTAGTGTGTGGGTTTACTAGAGATAGGAGGATCACCCAGGAATCTACAGGGTATAGTAATTCAAATGCATTAAACGATCCTGTCTCTTCTGTGAGTTTCTTTATAGCTCCAACACAAGCCAGAGATGCTTCATCAGCCTCTTGGATCAATACCTCTGGAGGTATTTGTGCTAGTATTCCTGATTTTTATAAAATGAAAGTAGACTTATCTTCTAATACCTCTTTGGGGAATGTGTCTTCTCAGTTTGTTTTGTTTGATATTACGGTCTCTCCTGCAACTAACGAGGTAAAGTTTTATATTGATGGATCTGTAGTTGCTACTTCGGCTATTGATGCTGTGTTTGGAGTAGAGCCATATAAAACTCTAAATCTTCCTTCTTTTGTAAATGACAATAGCTTTGAATATTCTAGCACTACGGTAGATGGTCCAAGCACCTTACACCAAGGACCAAGACTTAATCCTTTCTTTACTCCCTGGATAATAGGAGGAGGATACACAGACGGTATGTATACTCACGGGAACTTTTTAGGAGGAGGAGATAGAGGAGGAATAGTAAGTAGTTTGCGTGGACACCTAGGTAGTTTAAAATTTTATTCTAAGCCTCTAACTAGTATAGAGATCTCCACAAATTATAAAGCTCAACAAGGCTTCTTCAAAACTATTATAACCTAATGGCTGCTAATCAAACAGTAAATATATACGGAACTAGACCACCTAAAGTAGTTCGGCAAAAAGATACCGAACACAAGAAAACTATTTTTGGCCTAAACTTTCCGTTGGGATCTGATAAACAAACAGGAGGATTCTTCCATAAATCTTCTGGGGTTGAGATTATTAGGGACGCTATACAGCAACTCTTACGAACAGAGAGGGGAGAAAGAATTCTTTTGCCTAAATACGGTTGCAATTTACGGAGATTTTTATTTCAGCCACTAGATGAAAATACTTTTGAAGGAATTAAAAGAGAAATCCTATACTCTTTTGAAAAATATATAGTAGGAGCTAGAATTGCTAAGATATCAGTAATACCTTTTGGAGAATCAGGTCCTGCGGGTGGGAATTCGTTAAAGGTTTCCTTATTACTTAACTTAGTTGAGGATGATCTAGTTGTTTTTGATGTAGGAGTAGTAATAAAATGAATTTTTCTGGAACAGTTAGCTCAGACTTTATGAAATTAGTGAATCTGCCCGAAAGTAAGAAGGTAGATCTTATAGATTTTGCCGCTACGGACTTTTTCTCTCTTAAGAATAGTTTAATTAAGTATATAAAAGCCGTATACCCCCTAGAATATCAGTATTTTGTTGAATCTGATTTAGGAATGATGTTTATTGAACTAATTGCTTATCAAGGAGCAGTTATGTCCATGAAAGCTGATATGTTAGCTAACGAAAATATGTTTGCTACTGCTAGACAAAGATCTAGTGTTAAAAAATTGCTGGAACTTATTGGAGTCAGAATGCGGGGACCTCTTTCCGCAGCCACTGATGCACAAATAACCTTTGATAATCCTCCCACCGAAACATACCCATATATTCTTACTCCTGCTAATAGGGTAGTTTCTATCAGTTCACCCGAAGATGGAGCAGCACTTTCCTACACTTTATACAAAGTTGTTGCTGGTTTTGCCGATACTGCCAACAGTACTGGAAATATAAGTTTATATGAGGGTGAGTCAGACAACAGTAATGATACCAGCACAATTTATAGTAATTTAGTTTTACAAGAAGGGGCATTAGTTACTGATAGTGGGGAGTTTGCCGCTACAGAAGCTACGAAAAGCATAAAACTCACTCAAAGTCCAGTAGTTGAAGGCAGTATAGAAGTATTTATTACTTCCGAAAGTTCCAACAGCAGTGGGGCATATACTGAAGTGGATAATATCTATTTTGCATCAGGAACTTCGGATAAAATTTATGAAATAGTGTATGACGAAGATTATGCAGCTACTATTGTATTTGGAGATGGAGTTGTAGGAATATCTCCCCCAGACAATGCATCTTACTTTATAACTTACAGAGTAGGGGGTGGTTCAAGAGGGAATATCGGAAAAAACTCTATAAATGCTAGTATAGACTCCACTAATAATACAGTCGCAAGTCCAGGAACAATAACTAATATTTCTGTCGCTGTTGGAGGTGCAAACGCTGAAACTACGGAGCATGCAAAGAAATGGGCTCCTCTAACCTTTAGACGGCAAGATAGATTAGTAACTTTAGAGGATTATACAGTATTTGCTAATAATTTTATTAGTAATTGGGGTACTGTTGGTAAAGCTACAGCGGTTACTCGTAAAGCTTATTCATCGGCTAATGTGTTAGATATTTATGTTTTAGAAAAAGCATCTGACATTCAACTTCAAAAGGCTACTCCGAATTTTAAAACTCAGTTACTTACTGACATAAACAAGAAGAAGATGGCTACAGACGAAATTGTAGTTGTAGATGGATTAATTAGAACTTTTGATTTAGTTGTTACTATAAGAGTGGACGAGGAACAAGAACAAAATCAAGGACAGATCATCTCTAAAGTTAGGAATAAAATAATGAACTATCTAAATGTAGAAAATAGATCTTTTGGAGAAGCCTTAATAGTTGCTGATATCAATAGAGCTATTTTTGAAATTGATGAGGTTCGATACTCTACTATAGACAATTTAGGACAGGATGTTAGAGTAGATTTTAATGAGATAATTCAACTAAATAATCTCACAATTAATGTAGACTTGCTGAAATAATGGGCCAAAACAGATACACACCTAACCCTAGGACTTACTTTAAGAGTAATTTCGTAGATCTCCTGGAGAAAATTACTCCAGAGATGTACAGGGTAGAGGACTTGGATATGAGCGGTACAGAGCTTAATCCTATATCTCAAGTTGTAAATACGCATTTGACAGCCGCAAACAACATCGACAGCGTTTTATCAATATCGGCTGTATCAAATTCGCAAACTTCTTCTTTAAATAATATATCTGGTATATCGCAATATTTTGTAAAGCAAAATGAATTAACAAATATTAATCCTTATTTATTTGAGAATAACATTCTTTTGCCCCTAAACACTAGGTTAGCTAATTATACGACGAGTGGGGACTTCCAAACTTATCTTTCAGGAACCTTACTTCCTATGATTCAGTTAGTAAGAGACAAAGGCACTCTTCCTGGTGATTATGGGAACATGAATGGCCCCTTAATTGAGAATATGAGTACTCTATCGGGCTTAACTGGAGATGCTAATGCTAGTAGTGTTCATAATTATTTAGTAGATAAATTAGGGTGGTTTTACTTCTTAAATACTTCGGCTGATGGAGGGTTGGCTTGGGATCCGTCTGGATATGTGATGAGTTCCTTAGGGAAAGTGTATCAGGGCGACTCATTAAAAACTATAGATGGAATACGAGGCTTTGAAGAGTTTCTTTGGAGAAACTACGAAACTTGTACTACATTTTCTAATTTAAGTCTTATTCCTGGAGATTTTGTCTCTGGTACTGCTGATGCTATTACAGATCCAAGTGCTGGGGTAGTTGCAACCTATACTAGTGGCATACAAAAGTTAGATAGCCTTATAACTTTATTAGATGTAGTTTATTCTCCTCTTTATCTTGATCAAGAAGACTATACAGTTAAAGATGCATTTGATTCCTACATAGATGCTTCCTTAAGTTTAACTGATCAAACACCTAAAGGTCCATTTAGAAAATTTTTAACTAGCATGGGGTATAGTTTAGCTGATATAACTGACCAAGTAGAGAGCATAGGATTAATTTATGATATTGAAAATGTTAAAGAAGAACATCTACAGTATATCGCTGATCTCATAGGATGGAAGTTATTAGGAAGTTCACCCGCTAAATGGAGAAATCAACTTCGTCATGCAGTATCTCTTTATAAGAAGTCTGGAACTATTGAAGCTATTCAAAGCGCAATTAATAATTTAATTGTAAACTCTCTTTTGGATGTTTCTGGTGCTGTATCTGAGCTATGGGAATCCTATCTCCCACAATTAATTTGGTATAGTTTAGCAACTGAATCTCCTTATTTCCAAAATTTGAACACCTGGACATATGATATGGCCCAACAAGGAGGTGTAGGTGTTTATAATACCAGCAGTCTAGAAGAGAACTTAAAATTAGCTACTGATTCTATACTTTTAGATCTATATACAGCGTACCCGAAGAGTTTTCTGTTTAGAGGAAAGCCCTTTGATCCTTTCCGATTACTAGAGTTAGATGCGAAAGGAGATCTTTTAGATATTTATACTGTGGTGGGGGATCCAGCAATGCAACCCTTCCATGTTCACAAAGAAAGTGATGCAGACTATGAATGGCTAAAAATGATAGCATATAAAAATGGGGAAGAAGCAGCATGGAATGCAGCATCTAGTTTTGGTCCCTTGGGTGCTGGAGTGTATATGTCAGGAATCTCGCATCCTCCTGGGGGAGAAAGGCCCACTTATTTATCCGCTACAGGAGATATAAACTTTGTTTTCAATTATAGAGATAGAGTTAATTATCCTATTCCTCCGTTTGAAGAGATTAAATATTATAAAGATTGCCCAGTTACAGGAGAGATTTTAGAACTTGTAGGAGAGAGGTTAGAATGCTTTGGAGTTAAATCTTCTTTCATTACTTCGGTAAAAGATTATATTGCAAGCGGTACGGTTAATAGTACTACTAATATAGAAAGTCTTAATGGGTTCTTAATGCTCTTCAGTTCTGTGCAGATACCTTCCAATTATAATGATGTAATATTAAATGGGTCTAACTATCAGAAGAATGTATTAGGGCTCTGGAACGGTAAATCATCTCACCTATTTGTTGATTTTGATACTGATACCTTTGATTTCTCCAAAACGACTATGGAGGGGGATTCTCGTTATGCTCCTATAGAAGCTTCTAGAATTGCACGAATGTTTTCTCCCGCTCATGCCATTACAAAAGTAAATCTTAATACAAATACTTCTGATCCTTATGTAGCATCAAGTGTTAATTGGGATTATATTGGGCTTGATAAAGATGATACAAGAGCAGGATATACTTCTGCTTCGGTATTAGGAAACTTTGAAAGTAGCGGAGTAAGCATGGGCACCGTAGCTCCTGGCACCGATACTGGGCGAGGA